TAGTTGCTTGTTGATATTTGAACTGTGATTGTCTTTCCATTACTGTCTCATTAATTCAGCAAACTCATTCGCAATACTTGATATTACATCTGGTTTGATTAGTTTAATTTGTCTCAAGTTCTCGTTGTGTGCACGAAGAAACTCGATATGAGTAATCTCGGTTGCTCCATTTGTATTCTGTGTAAGCGGATCGATATCTACCCAGTTACCATCTTCGTCTTCATAATGATGTACGCCATTATACTGTTCAGACTCTTTAAATACAATCATTGAAGTTGCAGTACCTGCTGGATTGATATACGAGATTTCTTCACCTTCAAGAAACTTACCGTCTGTCGAGTTTGCTGTATTGATATAGTATGACAAGGTGTAAGTTGACGTTGGGTCAAATGAGATATCACTGATAGTTGCTTCACGTGAGAAGGCATCAAGTGTTACTTTAAAGTTAGATTGTACTATACCATCTTTCTTGAGTGTCCATAGTAAAGGACTGTGATATGTTTCAGCATTTAATGCATCTGTTCTTTCAATAACAACAATACCATTCGAGTTAGGAGTAACAGACTGGTCTTCAAAGAAAGAAGAACGTACAACATTGACTGTATCGATAATAAATGTACCAAGTGATAAGTCACGTTGAATAATCTTACCAAAAGTACCTGACTGAGAACCTGTTACTTCAGAACCAACTGCAAATTGGTCTGGTGCAGTACCGACTAACTTAGTTCTAAAGATTGGTTTATTGTCATCATCATAGTAATCGATTACGTCTGGTTGTTGTATCTTGACTGTGACCATACGATGAGGGTAACGTTTCTTAACTGCTTCGTCTACTTCGTTTAAAGTAAGTGGCCAACCATTCTCACGAATATGGTCATTCAATAAAAAGAATGTCCAATAGTAATCTGTGTTACCATATATTCTGAATGCAGTTTGGTCTGGACGTTCATTCGCAGGTATTGTGTAGTCTTGAAGAAATACATCTCTGTCTTTAATTTGGTCAATCAAGTCAACATACTGTGTCAAGTTTGTTGATAAGGCAAACGATTCTTCGTCACCGAACTTATAAAGTACTGGGTTAAAATTCTTAAAGTATGACATTAGTAACCGCCTTCTACATCTTTACGTGATAATGCTTTTGTCTCTCTGAATGTCAGTGTCATGTCAACTTCCATGAATCGACCATCTGTGTGCATTGCCATTTGAGACGCATTGTATACTGTGTTAACATCTTGTAAGAAACATGGTTTAATCTTGTGAAGATGCTCTATAACTTCACCGCCATATTCAAAAGAGATATTAAATTTGTTAGGGAATCTATAACCTAATTTGATAGAAGTCTCGCCTACATTTGCTTCTATATCATCTGGATATAATTCTGTACGAAAGAACTTAACAATATTCTCTACTTCTTGTGCTTCTCTCTGAGACTTAGCAATAAACTTAAAAGTAAAAGAGAATGTACGCATGTTTGGTCTATCAAAGAGAACACGTTCATTAGGATTCAATGTCAATCCACCAGATAGTTTTTGTACTGCACGTACTTCATCACCAAACGTACCTGCTTTACCTGATAACTGAATACCTGCAAGTCGTGCTAAGTCTGTTCCGCCACCGCCAGATATGTTCGTGATAAAAGAACCTACGCCTTTCATCATACTTTCAGCAAAACCAAGACCTGCTTCCATTGCCGCACCTGCACCGCCTAAATCGAAGTTGTCATACTTGACGCCATCACTGAATGCTAGTCCCATAGGCAGATATAAACCAACTGTATCACCTGATACTTGAATAGTGGGTTTTCTTTGAGACGAACTTTTCTCGCCTTTGAACTTAGAAAGTGACTTACTAAGGTCGTTTATTTCTGCTTCAAGTGCTTTAGCAGATTCTTTATCCTTATCGGTCAATTCTCCAGATGCTTTTGCATTTGCGATAAGTGTATTTCTCTGATTTCTTTTGTCAGCAATTTGACTATTAAGAAACTGAGCAGACGCATCTCCGCCAGTGTTCTCATCTTTTACAAGTCCAAAGACAACCTTTGCTTTGTACTTTTCTTCTTCTAACGGATAGTTTAATGTAGGCATTTTATTGATTCTCTAAATATGTTAAAACATAACAATTCTATTTATATGAAAACTTACAAAGGCAAATACAAAGTTAAACATCGTTCTAAGTATAAGGGCAATCCAGATGATGTAGTCTATCGTTCTGGATGGGAACGGTCGGTCATGAATTATCTTGATGATGATCCACGAGTCAAAGAATGGAACAGTGAAGAGGTTGTCATACCTTATCTCTGTCAGACAGATAAGAAGTTACATCGATACTTCATGGACTTCTATGTCAAGTACAAAGACGGACGTACTGTGTTGATTGAAGTGAAACCACATAAAGAGACTGTACCACCTAAGAGTGGTCGTGGTGTAGCACGTCAACGAGTACTGACCGAAGGACTCACATATATAAAGAACCAGTCAAAGTGGAACGAAGCACAAAAGTACTGTGCAGATAGAGGTTGGCACTTTGAGATATGGACTGAGAACGAACTACGTGCAATGAACATACTACCCAAACCCATGGGTAAGAAGAAGTTCAAACCATTGAAGAAATTGAAACCGTACAGGAAACCTAAAAAATGAAGAAAGTGTTTATTATTGGATTTAATCGAACTGCAACTAAAGCATTACATACATTATTCAAAGAGGCAGGTTACTTGAGTGGGCATTACAGTTTGAGTAATGGGCATGGTGGTTCGATTATCATGGCACAACAAATGAAAAAGAACCTTGAATCATACAAACCTATCTTGCATGGTATGGATCACTTACAGGTTATCTCTGATATGTTCTGGCATCGTGAAGATGTATGGATTGATGGCATCAAATACTTCAAAGAACTGCACAATGAATATCCAGATGCATATTTTATTTTGAATACAAGACCAATGATTGACTGGTTAGCAAGTAAAGAGGATCACAAGAAAGGTGCGTACATATCACGTTGTATGCAATATCACAAAAAAGATAAAGAGTCAATGCTTGATTGGTTTGCACAAGATAGAGAAGAGACACATCAAGCAATGCGTGAGTACTTTGAACATAACGATAAGTTCATTGAGTTTGATGTAAAGAATGACGACATTGATACCCTAATAGACTTTATGAAACCAGAGTTTTTTCTTGATAAGAAACACTGGAAAAAAGTATAAATAGAAGTAGTTAAATTAAAGGGTGATGTATGTCGAACATCTTTGACAGGTTAGAGAAACAAGCATTTCGTGCTGGTATTACACCACGCACAAAAGAAAGTCGTGCATGGTTTCAGAAGAAAGCAAAGAATATGCGAAGCATCAAACGTGAATCTTTGATGAAAGAAGACCAGATAAAACAACGTTCAAAGGGTGTTACTGGTCGCATGTACATGTTCTTCTATGACCCGAAGACAAAAGATACATTACCATACTACGATGCATTCCCTTTAATTATAGTTGTAGGTCCTGCAAAGAATGGTTTCTATGGAATCAACTTGCATTACTTGCCACCTAAATTACGACTTGTTTTCTTTTCAAGACTAATGGATATCATGGACAGCAAAAAGTTAACTGACGATGCGAAACTTGACATTACATATAAGATGTTATCAAGTTCAGCAAAGTATAAAGAGTTTGCGCCATGTTTCAAACATTACTTGACTAAGCACGTTAAAGGTAAACTTGCGGAAGTACCATTTCCTGAATGGGAGATTGCGGCATTCTTACCAACAGCAGACTTTAGAAAAGCAACAAACTACAAAGTATATTACGATAGCAGGAAGAAAATCTCATGAGCGCAGGTTTCGGAATAGAAGAATTAAAAGCACAAATCAGTTCATCAGGTGGACTTGCAAAAGCAAACCAGTTCATGGTTACACTTCCTCAAGTAGAAGGCATTTCTATTGAAGGTAACGAACTGAACGTCATGTGTACTGCAACAGCATTACCTGGTCGTCAAGTACTATCGCAAGACTATCAGATTGGTACAACTACTCGTAAGATTGCAAATGGTTATGCTGTTACTGATTTATCTTTGACGTTCTTGGTTGCGAATGACCATAAGATACGTCAATACTTTGAAGCATGGCAGAACTTAGCACACAATCAAGAAACTGGTGAAGTGGGTTATTATAAAGACTACGTAAAAGATGTGCAGATTCATACAGTAGAACGTGGTCTAAGAACAAGTGTATATAAGAAACAATTAGGATTGACAAGTAAAATCCCTAGTCTGATACGCAATCGTTTACCTACTATTGGTCCATTTGATTTATCACAAGATGAAATTGATGTAGGCGTACAGTTCAAAACTAAGAAGACATACACGTGTAAACTAATTGATTGTTATCCAACAACTATTGAAGACCAACAGTTGGGTAATGGCGAAGAAGGATTTATGGAGTTGAGTGTTCAACTCTCATATGTTGATTGGGAAAGTCAAGTTGGGCAACATACTGGTGCAGGCGAATCGTTTGCGCGAAGTGCACTGACTTCCCTACTGAAAAGAGTAATATAATATTAATTGGAGAATATAATGGCGTTACCGAAAATGAATAGTAGTCCGAAGTACGAACTAACTATTCCTTCAACAGGACAGCATATCACGTACAGACCATATCTTGTAAAAGAAGAGAAAGTCTTAATGATTGCATTTGAATCTGGTGATGTGAAACAAGCAGTACGAGCAATATCTGATACACTGGACGCGTGTATTACCGAAGATGTAAATCTTTCAACACTTGCGACATTTGATGTTGAATATATCTTTACACAAATACGTTCAAAGTCTGTGGGTGAAAAGGCAACAGTATTACTCGCATGTACTAACTGTGAAACGAAAAACGAATATGAGTTTGACATTTCTTCGATTGAAGTGAATGTTGATTCTGAAAAAAGTAATGTAATCGAACTGACCGAAGGTGTTAGTGTTGAAATGCAATACCCTCAATTCTCTAAAGTGTTGAATGACATAGGAGATAAGAATGGTGTTGAAGATGGTTTCGATACTGTAGTATCAAGTATCAAGGCGATTCTTACTGAAGACGAAAGAATTTCAGCAGTCGATGTGACTGTTGAGGAATTGAAAGAGTTTGTAGAAAGTTTAACGACTGAACAGTTTTCTAAGTTGTTAGACTTCTTGAAAGCACTACCACAAATTAAACACGATGCGACATACGATTGCATTAGTTGTGGTACGAACAATACTCAAAGACTTGCGGGTCTACGTGATTTTTTATAATCAACCTTTCTCATGATAATTTAGTTAATCATTATAAAACTAATTTTTCATTGATGCAACATCATCATTACAGTCTGATAGAACTTGAAATGATGATCCCATGGGAAAGGGAGATATATGTCGCTATGTTAATTGATTATGTTAAGGAAGAAAACGACCGACTCAAAATGATTAACCAGAGATAAACTTATGGCATCTACACAAAAAGAACTACTCCAAGGAGTAATTGATAGACTAAAAGAAGAGGGACACCTCACTAGAAATAGTGATTCACACTCTATCAAGTCTGTCAAACAGGCAATGCTTGATGACTTACCGAGTAAGTTGAAAGAAAGTATATTAGAATCATCTAATGATGGTAGTCTAACGTCTGGTGCGTCTCCCGTTCCATCCAAAAAAGACGATATTGAAGAAAAGAGGGAAGAACGCAAGTTGTTTGAAGACATGCGGGATTCTCTTCAAGAGATTGCAAAGAACACTGGTGGTGTAGGTGCGACTGCTGTAACTGGTGGAAGTTCGTCTGGTGGCGGTGGTGTAGGCGATTTATTAGGGGGTCTTGGTGGACTTGCTAAAGGTGTCGGTGGCGGAATCGGTCTCGCTGGTCTAGGTATTGGTGCGGCATTTGCGGGTGGTGCATTACTCGTAAATCAAATCACTGAACTAATGAAATCGTTTGACGAACTTGCGGACGGTATCGATAAACTAAACAATACTCCAGTCAGTACAGAACAGTTTGAGAAGATTGGTACTGCTATCAGTGCACTTGTTTCTGGTACAAGTATTGGTGGTGCAATTGGTCTTCGTATTCTACAAGGTACTGCTTTTACTGACCTAGCAGATGGGATTACAGAACTCAATAATGTTCAGTTTGATCCTGTACAATTAGAAAATGTTGCACAAGGTCTAAGTTCACTTGTAGGAAGTACAGGTATAATTTCATCAGGTGGGTTTGCATTACTTGCTGAGACTGATTTCAAATCACTCGCTGAAGGTCTAAACGCATTAGGTCAAATTACTGTAGATCCTGCTAAGTTGGGATTAATCGGTGAAGGCATCAATGCTATGCTTGACCCTTTATCAGCATCAGACTTAGGTGAAGCAACAGTCATTGCCGCAATAGACGACAATCTAGGTGTAGTCGCAGGTGCAGTAGAAAAACTCAATGGTCTGAATATAGACAATTCATTTGTTGAAAGAATGAGTTTCATTGGTGAAGGCATCAATGCTATGCTTGAACCTATATCAGCATCAGATATTGGTGAAGCGGCAGTACTTCAAGCAATTGATGATAATCTACCTGCAATTGCAGAGGGTGTACGTCAACTCAATACTGTAGATGGTAACTTGTTTGCGTTACAAGGTGCGTTACTAGGCGAAGGTTTTGGTGCATTACTAGATGGTATGGATGATTTACTCGGTGCAGTTGGTGTCGAAATGGTCGATGACAATCTAGGCGCAGTTGCAGACGGAGTAAAATATTTCTCTAGTGTAGTAACACCTGAAATAGCATCAGCATTTACAAATCAAGCAACTGTGTTGGGTGATGGATTCCAGGCGTTACTAGACGGTACTGACGACTTGTTTGGTGCGACTGGTATGCAAATGATTGATGATAACATCATGCCAGTTGCAGATGGTGTCAAGTACTTTACTGGTATTGTTACACCAGAAATGGCACAATCGTTTCTCAATACTACACGACTTCTTGGTCATGGATTCCAAGCATTACTAGATGGTACCGATGATTTATTTGGTGCGCAAGGTATGCAAATGATTGACGACAATCTTGAACCTCTTGCGAATGGTATTGAAAAATTAAATAATGTTGGTAAAGAAGTTGACCTTAATAATTTCTATAAAATGCGAACTGCTGTAGATGAAATGCAAGGTATTGCAAATGCGATAGGTAAGATTAGTTTTGCAGAGGCACTAAATGCAGATATAGACATTCGAGGTCTTGCATCTCAAGTTGAAGATATGCGTAGTCTCATGAAAGGTCTTGCGACTGGTGGTGAACAAGAGTTCAATGGATTAGGTGTATTAGGGTTTGGAAACTCTATTGACTTCGGTGAAGGTATATTAGACCCTGAGTTGAAACTAGATGAATTGCGTAATGCTGTAGGTAAGATACAAGAAGTTGCCGGTGGTATTCTTGGTCAAGTTAGAATTGAACCTATAGATGTAAATGCTAATGAGTCATTATCAAAACAAGAACAGACTCCACGTGAGATATTGCGTGAGTACTTTACTAATACACAAAAAGAAAATGATGACCAGAAAGCAATGGCACAATCATCAAATGTCAATGTTATTGCACCTAGTTCTACTACTACTAATAACAATAGTCAGACTGCGGCAGTCATTGATAATAATATAGCAACAGTTGATTATAACGATAGGTCTTACGACTGGTAAAAAAAAGGGGAGCATTACGCTCCCCAAACACACATGAAACTATTAGTCTTCTTGCGCCATCTGCGCAAAGTAAGACAATGTATCATCTTCGTCTGCAACAGAACCAACAGCAGGTGCTGGAGCAGAAACAATCTCTGGTTGCGGAGATGTAGGTGCACCCACATTTGCTTCAGCAGTTTGAGACAGTGCTTCATTCTTAGCAGTCACATTAGAACCAACCGCAGTACCTAGTACAAGACCAAGACGTGCTTCAAGTTCAGCATATGACTTAAATGATGACGGATCAGTAAACTCGTTCAAGTCGTGCATCTGATTGTAAGTTGCTTCAAGTTTTGTCTCATCAGCACCAAACAATGGAGCAGGTGATTTAAACTCTGACTTGTCGTAGTTACGATAACCAGCAACGTTACGAATCTTTAACTCGAAGTCTGCACCAGACCAGAAGTCAAACGGATTGATAGGTTCTTCACCAGGGAATTGAGGTTGCATCAAGTCCATGATTTTATCAAAGATTTTCTTACCAAACTCGTAGTAGAATACTTTACCATTGTTAGATGGATTAGCAGGGTCATTTACGACTAAGATGTTTGATACGTAGTGTAGACGACGTTTCTGTTTACGTGCAACTTCTTTGTCATCTTCAATACCAGAGTTCCATAAACGTGAGTTTAATTCTGATAGTGGATCTTTCTCACCAAGTGTAGTACGTGACTTCTCGATGTACCATTGACCAGTGGGTCCTTTAAAACCATGGTCCCAGTAACGAACCCATGGAGTTTCCATACCTTCAGCGGCAGGGAGAAAACGAATAACAGCATAACCGTTACCACTGTCATCAACAGTAGGTTTCCATTTACGGTCATCATCGTATTTGTTCTTTGAAGTGTTACCACCACCAGATGCTTCTTGAGCGGCAGATACTAGTTTAGAGATGTCACCAGAACGTGACTTTAGGTTTGCAAAAGACATATTATTTTCCTCGTATGTTCAGCGTATGCATTTGTATTAACAGTTGTATAGTTTTCACTTTACCATTATATTCTAACTTATTTATACTCATAAGTCAAGAGTATTTT